CGGTGCAGCTCGACCTCTCGGAAAGCTCGCTGCTGAACGCCAATATCGTGATCAAGTCGACGTTCGTCGACGAAGCGGGCTTGCTGATCAACTGCCAGGCCAAGCTGCTGCAAATCCCGCCGCAGCTGGAGCCGGTGGCGGCGCGGCTGATGAAATCCGACCTGCGTCCCGGAACGGCCGACAACGACCCGAACGTGATCCCGATCGTCGCGGGAGGGATCAAGGAATATGTGGTCAACCCGTACCTGACGTCGAACTTCTCGTGGTTCGTTCACACCGACGTCGATGGGTTGCTTTACTTGGAGCGCATCCCGTTCGAGACGAGCATGTGGGTCGACAACATCACGGACAACCTGCTGGTCAAGGGGCGTGAGCGCTACAGCTTCGGCGAGCGCGATCCGCGGGCCATCTACGGCTCGACGCCGACGAGCTGAGAGGGCGAGCGCATGACAGCCGTTCATAACGCTGGCCCCTATATTTGCTGGGGCGGCGTCGCGGACAACAACCCGCACACCGCCCCCTCCGTGTATTTCGGCGGGACCATCCTCTACGATCCCCGGACCTATTACGGCTACCAGGTCGGGCGCGCCAAGCTGCGCGGCGGCTGGTACAACACGAGCTTCGTGCAATCCGTCAACGCCATTCCGATGACGAAGTCGGCCACGATCATCGCGGCGGCGCAGCACGCGGTGTCCGGCACGCCCCTCACGCTGGCCTCGTCCAACGTCGACGGGCTGGCGGTGGTTTCCGGCGGCATCACGCGAGCTGACACCGGCGCCCAGACCTCCAGCGTTCTCAAGATCGATCCGCTGGTCGCGTCGGTTACCGCGAACCTCACGCTCGGAAGCAATATCATGACCGTCACCGCCGTCGGCGGCGGCGGCGGGCATTGCTACAATCAGCTTTGCGCCGGCATGGTCCTCACCGACGCGACCACGGCGGGCAATCTCCCTACCGGCGTCACCATCACGGGGTGGAACGCCAATCAGCAGGGCACGGGCGGGGGCCTGCTCGGAACGTATCTGCTCAGCGCCGCCGCGCTGGCGACGGCGACCGGCGACACCGTGACCGGCCTGTTCACGGCCGGCCTTTCGACGATCGGCTTCGGCCCGGAGAGCTCGATCAACGTGTTCAACCCGGGCGACATGTCGTCGCGGACGCTGCTTTACACGGCCAGCAGCGCCTCGGGCGTCGGCGGCCCGATCACCACGCGCGGATTCGATGTCTACGGCTACCCGATCACGGAGACGGTGACGATCGCTCCCGGCACGGCGCTGACCATCGCGGGGACCAAGGCGTTCAAGTACGTCTTGTCCAGCACGCCGGGTTTCACCGATGCGACCTACAATTATTCGGTCGGGACCAACGACGTCGTCGGCCTCCCGTTTCGATCGGACGGCTTCCAGCTCGGCGGCCTGCCTGCCGACGTCTCGCTGGTGTTCAACGCCGCGGCCATCGCGGCCACGACCGGCTACCTCGCCGCCGTGCTGCTGACGCCCACCGCTTCCACGGGCGACCCTCGCGGGACCTACGCGTTGCAGACGGCGTCGAACGGCACGCTCCGCCTGGTCGCGGTGCAGGCTCCGCCGATCGCCAACGTGCAAACCGCGATAGGGCTGTTCGGTCAGCCGAATTACGCAGATTTCTGAGAAAGGGCGACCGCCATGAAGGCCAGACACAAGAGCATGGGCGGCGAGGTCAAGCCCACCGGCGGCCCCGGCATTCGCTCCGAAATCGCCGAAGGGCTGATGGCGCATCGCAAGCGCGGCGGTCGCGTCGACAAAGAGCACGAGCGGGCCGGCGAGAAGAAGATGATGGAAGGCCGCAAGCACGAGAGCGAGGGCGAAAAGAAGCATCTCGAAAAGATGCACGGCGAGAAAGCCCCGCATCGTCTCGATCGCCCGGGACGCAAGCGCGGCGGCAGGGTCGGCTGCGACGGCGCCCCGCTGTCGTCCGCCGGCAAGGGCGATCACCCGCATTCGGCCGACGACGAGATGGGCGGCCCGAAGGGCGGCGAGCCCGGCTACCGTCACGGCGGCGGCGTAAAAAAAAAGCGTTAGCGAGGGGCGGTCCGCTCACCACGAAAGAGCGTGACGCGTTGCCGAAGAAGGACTTCGCGCTTCCCGGCGGACGCTACCCGATCAACGATCCGAATCACGCCAGAAATGCCTTGGCCCGCGCGGCGCAGCACGCCTCGCCGGCCGAGCAAGCGGAAATTCGCCGCAAGGTCCACGCCAAATATCCCGATATCGAAATGGCGAAAGAATAACGCGGATGCGCCCTATCGTCGTAACGGTCGGCCCTTTGGCGTCAGCCTCGGCCAACAACATCGCAACCACGGCAACGCCGGTCTCTGGGACCGCGCTGACCCTGAACGGGTCGCTCGTCACCGGCGGCGTGGCGATCCTCGACACACCGCGGCGCATCTTGCTTACATTCGGCAACGAAGCGTCCAATCGCACGATGGTCTTGACTGGGACGAACTGGGCCGGAGACACGATCAGCGAGACGCTCACCGTGGCCTCGGGCGCCGGCGGCACGGTCGCTAGCGTCCTCGACTACGCCAAGCTGACGAGCGCGCTCCCGCTCGGCGGGGGATGGACGGCCGCTGTAACTTTGGGCACGAATGGCGTCGCCGCAAGCCCGTGGGTACGGCTGAACGAATGGGCACGGCCAGCGATAGGGCTGCAACTGAACGCGACGGGAACCGTAAATTATACCGTGCAGGTCAGCTACGACGATCCAAACTCGCGTGCCAATCCCGTCACTCCGTCGGCCATGGTTTGGAGCGGCACCTTGGTCGGGGGGACAGTTGATGCGCTTTCCAGTCTCACGGAGGTTGCGCTTTTCGTACGCACGCTCTTGAACAGTGGTTCAGGGTCGGTGGCGACTACCGTAGTGCAATACGGCGGTTAGGGGCGAGAATGCAATGCGGCTCTCGTCGGTGAAATGACAACATCGGGTACGTGACGCAATGAGCGGGACCAGCGGAACGTACCTTTTTGCGCCAAGTTTGGGGGAAACAGCTCTCTACGCCTTCAGCATGATCGGGGTGCGCCGCACGGCCGTAACCACGGATCATATGGTCGATGCACGGTACGCCGTGAATATCATGCTCGCGGAATGGAGCAATCGCGGCGTCAATCTCTGGGAAGTAAAGCTCAACACGACGGCGCTGGTTCAGGGAACGCAAGTTTACCCCGTCCCGGCCTGGTGCGCGATGACCCTCGACGCCTATATCGAAACCGAAACCGGGACGTCCAATCCGATCGACCGGACGATCAGGGGGATCAGCCGCTCGGAATGGGCGCAGCAGCCCAACAAGCTGCTTCAGGCGCCCCCGACGCTCTATTGGTACGATCGCCTGATTGCGCCGACGATTACGATGTGGCCGGTTCCCGATGGTAATGGGCCGTACAACCTGAATTACTATTACGTTTCGCAGATTCAAGACGCCAATTTCGTCGCCGGGCAGACGGTCGATATCCCCTACCAGTGGCTCCGCGCGCTCGCTACCGGCTTGGCGGCCGAGCTCTGTCCCGCTCACGCGCCCGACAGGGAGCAGGCGCGGAGGGCCGATGCCGAACGGGCGTTCGAGATAGCGGCCGGCTGGAATGTGGAAAACGTCCCTGTTAATATCTCTCCGGCTCTTGGAGGGTATTTTAGATGAGCTGGTGGGCATCAAGAGGCCACGCGCAAGTCAATCCGAGCAATCCGCAAGCGTTCGGAATTTGTGACGAGTGCGGATTTCTGTACAATCTGAACAAGTTGCGCTATCAATACCAGTGGGCCGGCCCTAAGATCATCAATCTGCGCTTCCGCGTCTGCCCGACGTGCTACGACGAACCTAGCCATCGGAACTACCCGTTCGCCCTCCCGCCCGATCCCGTGCCCGTGGTCGATCCACGTCCGTGGCCTACGAGCTACAATTTCGGCTTCGTCAACAATGCCGGCGTGCTCACGCTGACGTCGCTCGGAAACTATCCGACGTCGGCGGTCCGCTTGCCTCCCGGCGCGGTTTGGAGCAATTCTCTGGTGATAACGGTCGTTCCCGGCGTGCTGCCGAGTCCGCTCTTTCCGGCGGTATTCTACGGCGGCGAAATCGACGCGCAGCAATTGCTGCAAATCGGCGGCGGAAATCTGCCTTTGACGGACCCCCACGTCAACACGCAGCTTTGGAACAACGCGGGGGTGGTGTATGTCTCCAGCGGGTAAAGGAAAAACCAAATGGCGAACTATTCGATCGACAACCTGCTGGGCGGCACGCAGCAGGCGACTTCCTCGACCTACAAAACCCAAATCTCGATGACGGCGGCGAGCGGCACCGCGCTCCGGCGCATCAAGTTGTATGATCTGCTCCTGGGCACGAACGGAACCCCGGCCGACAACTATATCGAATGGGACGTATCGCGCCAGACGGCGGCGGCTTCCGGCGGAACCACGGCGACAGCCCTTCCGCTGGACCCGGCCGACGCGGCCGCGCTGACGGTATGCTATATCGATCCGACCGGCGAGGGCACCGTCACGGCCAACAGCACGCTCTTTTACATCGGCGTGAACCAGCGCGCGAGCTATCGGTGGGTCGCGGCGCCCGGGTCCGAACTCGTCGGGCCGGCGACTAACCTTGCGGGGTTGGCAGGAAGAGCAAGGTCAGGAGGGTATACGGGCACGGTAACCATGACTATGTTGTTTCAGGAGCAATAACTTCAAGTATTAGATAGCGTTTTCGTTTTGATAGGAGGTTATAAGCGTGACAAACCCAAGCGAAAAACTGCCAATTCACGTCAGCCACGCTATGGCTGCGGCTGGCGTGAAGGTGCTGAAAGAGAGCTATCCGGAGACCGTAGGGGGGAGCGCTGATGACTATCAAATAGCCGCTACTATCTACAAAAAAATGAGACGTAGGGTCAACGACATGACCGCACGCGGCGCAGAACGCCACGCGCTCGAATGCGCCGCTACGCCCCCCTGGACGCCTTCTCCAGGGATTCTATATGAGCTGACGCCTGGAACAGACGACTAGCTCCTTCGGCGTGCTTCGTCTTCGCGAGGTCCTCATAAATGCCCCTCACCACGTCGCCGCGTCCCTGGACCGTCACGGGCAATCGCGAGATCGGCGACGGCGCTGGCAATATCGTGCAATACTCGATCGGCAATCTCGGGCAGATCTGCCTCGCCGTGAACAGCTACGACAAGCTCACGCGCGTCATAGCCATGTTCGACGAGTGGCTGCGCACAGACAAGAGCGCGCGGAAATCCGAGGATGATCTCCGGGCCGCGATCGACGATGCGACGGGCCGCGTCGGGCTCGAAAGCCTCGCCGCGATGATCGAGGCGTCTCCGCGCGATTCGGCGGAAATCGACCGGACGATTGCGGAGACGTTGAGCGTCCCGCAGGCCCGCTATACCGAGAGCGCCGACGCGGCCATGTCGCTTTTGCCGAAGGGGGCGAAGTACAGCATGGCCAACAAAGATCAGATCGATATCCGCACGAACGAGCCGATCGTCGTTATCGCGGTCGACGTGAAAACGCCCGGCGGCAAGACGGCTTCGGCGGTCAATCCCTCGTTCGCGCGAGCGCTCGCGGCTGCTGCGCTGCGCGCGCATATCGGGTAGCCCCCGATGTGGCTTCGCCCGCAGGGCTACGCCGTCATCAAGGAAGACGGCAAGCGGGACCGCGAGGCGAATTCCATGACATGCGCCCATTGTTGCAGGATCACGCACATTCCAGCGAAATGCGATCCGGCCGACCTCGGCGGCTTCTGCACCGTCTGCTCCAGCCTCATCTGCGCGCAATGCGTCGGCAAGGGCTGCGATCCGCTCGAGGAAAAGCTTCGGCGGATGGAAGCGCGCGGCGCCGCGCTCAGATCGTACGGAGGCTGAGCGATGCCGGTCGTATTCTATGGCGTCGGCGGCGGGGCCGGATCGTTTGTGCCCCCATCCGGATTCGATCCGAGTTCGCCCTGGAGCCTCGAAGCGATCGGCGCCGGGGGGACCGGCGCGGAGGGGTCGCCCGGCAACTATAGCGGCGGCGGCGGCGCGGGCGCGATGTATTGCAAAATCACGAATGCGGACCTGACGCTCACCGGGACGACGACGATCTACTATTCGGTCGGCTCGGGTAGTGGATCGCTGGGCGGGACCGGAGGCGACACTTGGGCGAACATGACCGGCCCCACGCCTCCCTCGGCGACGTACCAGGGGGTTCTGGCAAAGGGAGGACCGGGGGCTATAGGCGGGGGCACGGCGGCGCCGACCACTTCGGGAGTAGGCTCCACAAAAATCGCAGGGGGCAACGGGGCGGGCGGCACTCCTGCCGGCGGCGGCGGCGGCGGCGGCGGAGCTGGGGGGCCTAACGGATCTGGCGGGGCTGGCGGGTCACCGAGCGGAACCGGCGGCGGCGGCGGCGGCGGAGCCAACGGCGGCTCGAACTCGGCGGCGTCGGGCGGCAGCACGGGAGGCCCAGGCGGAACCAACCGGTTCTCGACAGGAGCCGGGGCCGGAGGAACGTCCGGGACGCCAGCTGGCGGCTCTGGAACATCCGGCGGCGGCGGCGGCGGCGGCTATGGGGCGTCCGTCCTGGGGGCCGGCGGCACAGGCTCGCAGGATACCGTCTGGACTCAGACATCCAACAACTCGACGGCTGGACCTGGATCTGGAGGCGGCGGAAACGGCGCGGCGAACACCACTTCTCCCGCCGCTGTCGGCTATGGCGGGGGGACCGGAGGAACGTTCAACACGACTGTCGGGATTCCGAACAGCGGCATCCTCGTATTCACATACATGGCGGTATTCGCGCCCCTCGACACCACTCAGCTGCTGACGCCTCGCATAAACGTCGAGATGGTGGGCTATTAAGATGAGCCGCACTCAATATCAGATCGTCGCGGCTCCGGTTCTCATCCCCGGCCAGGATGCGGAGGTTGTCACCGAGAGCCGTTGGCATCAGCCGTGGTCGGAGCCTGTACGGTTCAAAATCGTTCCCGCGCTCGCTATCGCGCTGGCGGCGGCGTCGGGCCTTTCGTTCAATCCCCTGCCGCTGCCAAATCCGTTTCCAGGGGAAGACAAATACCATGAACCGTGGTCGGAACCGGTTCGCGTCCCGGCGAGACTGCTCACATCCAGCCAGCAATTTCTGGCGTTCGTCGAAGCTGCCCCGTTTCCGGAGCAAGTCACCGAAAGCGGCTGGCACCAGCCGCTCTCCGAGCCGGTTCGGATCAAGCCCGGCATATTGGCCGATGCGCAGCCCTACCTGCAATTCGTCGCGCCGTTGCCGCCGTTCGAGGCGAGCTGGCACCAGCCGCTTTCCGAGCCGGTTCGGCTCAAGCCGGACATGGGAGCGCCGCGGCAGCAGTTTTTCGCGCAGCCGTTCCCGCCGTACCTGGAGCAAATCACCGAAAGCCGCTGGCACCAGCCATGGTCCGAACCTGTACGACTGAAGCCGGATCTCGGCGCGCCGCGGCAGATGGTCATTCCGGCGTTTGCGGGCCCCCCGCTCGCGGAGGCGGTCACCGAAAGCCGCTGGCACCAGCCGTGGTCGGAGCCGGTGCGGTTCAAGCCGGATCTCGGCGCGCTGCGGCAACAGTTTTTGGCCCACGACCCGAATACGAAATTCCCGGAGACGCCGACCGAGGATCGCTGGCACCAGCCTTGGAGCGAGCCGGTCAGGCTCAAGCCGAACATCGGGGCCTATAATCAGCCGTACCCGGCGGCGCAAATCATCGTCCCGCTGTTCCCGAACCCATATTACACCCTGACGAATTCGACAGTTCGGGTTAGGATGCTCGGATTCGATCTGCCCAATCCGGTCAGGAGCGCGTAGGAGGCTAACATTTACGTAGGAAGAGACTATGATGTCTGCGACTCTGTGGAAACAGAGGCTTATGGAATGAATTTTGTCAACGATCTCGCGCCCGGCGACAGTATCGTCGGGGCGACCTGGATCGTGACCGTTTCTCAGGGGGTCGATCCGAACCCCAGCGCGCGGCTCGTCAATACGCCGTGGCTCGTCAACCCGACGACCACCTCGCAACTGATAACCGGGGGCATCCCCGGCGTAAGCTATTGCATCCAGGTCGTGTGTCCCACGGCTTTCGGCATGACGATCAGTCTTGTCACGCATTCCCGCTGCGAGGTTGTCAGTTGACCTACTCCGATTACGTCGCAATACTTCAAAAGCTATTGACGGTCCCGACGATCGATAACGTATTTCTTTCGGTCATTCCGCGCATAATCGACTATGCCGAACAACGGATTTACCGCGAGGGACAGTTTCTGGCGACGGTCGTCACGGATTCGACAGTCGCGCTCGCGGCGTCCAGCCGGATTCTGCCGCTCCCGTCCGATCAGCGCCTCTATGTCGTGGACGACGTGAACGTGATCACGCCGGCCGGCACGACAAACCCCGATCTAGGCGTCCGCAACACGCTCACGCCGACGACCAAGGAATGGCTCAACCAGGTGTGGAACAGCGCCGCCGGCGCGGCCCTCCCGCAATACGTCGCGCGCTTGAACGATCAGACCATGATCGTCGGACCGTGGCCAGACCAGGCCTATCAAATCGAGTTCGTCGGCACGATCCGGCCGACGCCTTTGAGCGCGGCCAATCCGACCACGTTTCTTTCGCTCTATCTGCCCGACTTGTTCGTGGCGGCGTCGATGATTTTCGGCACTGGCTGTCAGCGCGATTTCGGCGCGCAGAGCGACGATCCACAGGCGGCGGTGAGCTGGGAGCGGGTTTATGGGGAGCTATTCGCATCCTCGAACATGGAGGAGGCAAAGAAACGATGGTCGATAGGCGCGGCAATGCCCCCGCCGCCTCCCGCTCCTCAGACAGCCGTGCAGTGACCGCGGATGCCCTACCAGAAGATCACCGTCAAGCCCGGCTTCAACGTCCAAGCCACGCAGCTTTTGAACGAGGGCGGATGGTCTTTCGGCAATCTCGTCCGATTCCGATACGGCCTGCTGGAGAAGATCGGCGGCTGGAAGCAATTGTTCGCGACCGCGCTCGCCGGCATAGCGCGCGCGCTGCACGCTTTCGAGGACTTGTCCCTGGTGAATACGCTGCTGATCGGAGGAGACGGCGGCCCTCAGATTTATGCCGGCGGCGTCCTGTACCCGGTGACTGAAGCATCATTTGGAATCTACGGTAATGTCACCATCTCGGCTTCGGCAGGATCAAACATCGCGACAGTCAGCGATATCAATTCTGCGATCACGGCGGTCGGGCAATCCATAGCGTTGACCATGTTGACGACGCTGGGCGGCGAAGTGTTCCAGGCCGGCACGACATTCACCGCAGCGTCAGTGATAAGCCCCTCATCCTACACATTTTTATTGCCGTCCAACGCGACGACGAACGCGTCTTCATCCACTCCTCTTTTCAATTTTCCAGCCGGGAGCGGCGGCAACGTGACGGTCACGCTGACTGGCCACGGGTTCGTCGCTGGCAACCTGTTCAAAGTCGACCTGTCTACAAACTATCAGACCACCAGCGTCAGCGGACTTCTTTCGTTCAGCGCGGCGGGAGGCAGCACGTATCCGGTAGTAAGCGTGATAGACGCAAACAATTTCTTGATATCCGGATTTACTTATATCAATTACACAGGCGCGCCGTCTGGGACATTTGCAGAGGGGCAAGTTTATAACGGGACCGGATCCCCGACGGAGCCTCCGGTCGTTGCATATCCGGCGCCGGCGTCGCCTGTAGGAAATCCATGGTTCGTAGACAACCTGGGAACCAACGGCCTCATTCTGGCCCAAGGCGGGCGCATTTGCGTTTATACTCCGCCGGTCTTTTCCGGAGCGTATGTCGGGGCGATAGGGGCCGGAAATCCGTTCACGGCGTCGCAGATAAACAACGGCATGTTTGTTGCGATGCCGCAAGCTCAAATCATTGCGTTCGGAACGGAGCCTGTCTTTGGCTCCGGCCTGGTCGATCCGCTCCTGGTCCGGTGGAGCGATGCGGGCAGCTATCTCGTCTGGACGGCTTCGGTGACCAATCAGGCGGGCAGCTTCCGCCTATCCCGAGGCTCGAAAATCGTCGGAGGCTTGCAGGCGCCGCAGTCGTCGCTGCTCTGGACCGATGTCGATCTCTGGTCGATGGCGTATATCGGTCAGCCGCTGATCTACAGCTTCACCACGGTCGCGTCCGGGTGCGGCCTGATCGGACCTCACGCGGCCGCCGTGCAGGGGCGGAATACGTATTGGATGAGCCAGAACGCGATATGGAGCTTCGGAGATTATGGCGCGCAGGCGATCGACTGCCCGCTGTGGGACTTGATTTTTCCGGTTCTGGATCGCGCCAATGCGGAAAAGGTCACGGCGGGATCGAACTCGGCGACGCAAGAGATCAAATTCTTCTATCCGGTGATCGGAGGGAACGGCGAAAATCAGAATTACGTGATATACAATACCTTGGAGCAGTTGTGGAGCTATGGGCAGGCCAATCCGCCATTGGTTCAAAACGCGACGCCGTTCGCGCGCTCCGCCTGGATCGACGAGAGCGTCTTCGGCAGCCCGATCGGCGCGGACCCGGTTTCGCTCCTGGTGCAGCAGCATGACGTGGGTTACGACGCCAACGGCGCGGCGATGACCGGTGTTTACGCCGAAACCGGCTTTTTCGATATCGGCGACGGGACGACAATCCCGTTCCTCGATCAGATCATTCCGGATTTCAAGTGGTTCGGGACAAACGGTTACGCAGAATTGACGCTGTGGGCGCAAGGAACGTCGGGCGGCGCTCCGACGATGTACGGTCCGTTCCCGGTAACGCCGACAACGGGAATCATCTCGACCGGCGGCATCCGAGGCAGGCAAATCGCCCTTCGGATCGACTGGGGCATCGAGGATGGGTTCAGCGCGCGATACGGCGCGCTGCGGGCGCGGATCGCCCCATCAGGAAGGGTGCAATAATGCCTCCTAACCAGCCTCCGGGCGGCTCGCCGGTCAACATCGATCTGGTGGTCCAGGCGCTGAAGGCGATCGCGCAGGCGTGCAACGCGCAGGCGACGGCGATCGGCGATGTGTTTCCGACCACGGGGGCGATCTCGACGACAGACAGCGGCGCTTCCGGCAAATATCTGACCATCGTCGTCGGCGGGACGGCGTATAAGCTGGCCCTGCTGCTGCCATGAACGCGCCGCTTCGCCCAGCCACTTTCGAGCCGCAGCCGGATCGCGAAATCCGGATCGCGGACGCGGGCGACCGTTCGTGCGTGATCGAACTTTGTCGCCGCTTGCGCGAGGAAGGCGGAGCGCCTCCGTTGGCGATTCCCGAGGTCGAGCGCCTTGTGGACCGCGGACTGGCGAGAGAGAGAGCCGTGCTGCCCGTCATCGGCGAGCGCGACGACCTTCGCGCCATGATGCTGCTGATTGTCGACGAGATTTACTATCCGGATGATTATTGGCTAGCGGAGATCTGGAATTACGTCAGGCCGGACAGCCGAATATCGGCCTACGGTCGGCAGCTTTTGCGCTTTGCGATCGAATGCGCCGACCGGAGCGGACTGGAATTGTCGGCCAGCATTGTCGCGAACGACCGCCTCGATGGTAAATTGCGCATGTACGAGCGATTCCTCGGGGCGCCGCGCTGCGTTTTCGCCTACCGGCCGAAGGTGCTGACATGAACGAGATGATCGAACGCGTGAAACGGTCGCGTCTTCCTTATTCCGTCTCGGGGCGGAATTCCGCTCCCGGCAAGCTGGAGGAATGGTTTATCGACGACGATGACAACTTGCCTGCTGGCGAGTTCGTGGCTGGCCCGTTCGCGTCCGAGGACGAGGCGTATGATGCGCTGGAAACCATGAACGCCCGCGCCGTGATCGCGGCCATGCGCGAACCAACGGAGGCGATGATGTATGCCGGATGGCAAAGGGGAGTATTCGGTGATGGGGAAGGCGAGGAAATGGGGCCTATTTGGCGAGCTATGATCGATGAGGCGCTGAAGGATATCGCATGATGGATCCCATGAAAGGCGCGATGCGCATCGCCCGCATGCCTGTCCATCCGGTCAAGGCCTCGACGCCGAAGTCTGGGAGCCCGTTCAAGCCGATCGGACGCTTTGCTGCCGGCGGCGAATCCGGGCCGATGACGGGACAGTCGACACTCTCCGCGCCGCTCGCGCAGGCCGCGCCCATGTCGGCGCAATCCGACCTCGCCAATCTCATCCACGTCGGGCCGATCGAATCGCACGTGAAGGGGCGGACGGACCACATCCCGATCTCGGTCGCGCCAGGATCGTACGTCATGCCGGCCGACGTCGTTTCCGGGATGGGACAGGGCAACACCCGCGCTGGCCATCTCGCATTGCGGAAACGCTTCAATCTGACGTCTGGAGCACCCGCCTTCGCGCGAGGCGGCGGCATTCCGATCCTGGCGGCCGGCGGCGAGAATGTCATTTCGCCGCGCGACTGCACCCGGATCGGCGGCGGCAAGATCGAGGAGGGCCACAAACGGCTCGACAAGTTCGTGGTCGACGAACGCAAGAAAATCGTCGAGACGATGAAGAAGCTGCCGGGGCCGAAGAAGGATTGAGCCGCTTGCGAAAACCAGTCGCCATATCGAGTTACCCGCCCCCGGATATGCTGGTGATCGTTCGAGATAGGTTCGGCAGGACGATTTCCGTCGATCCGGCCTTGCGGCAGCAGGATTGCGCGAGGCGAATGGAAAGCCCCAGCTGGCATCCCCATTGGAGACACGATCCAACCTATGACCTCCGGAGCAAAATTCCCCGATGTTCGCCTAGCCGTCCCCGCTGACGAGGCCGAGCTCATGCGACTCTCGCCGATCATCCACGAGGAAGTCGGCTACGGGCATTACAACGGCGACAAGGTCCGCGCCATGATGGCCAAGGCGCTGCTTCGCAAGGGTGGCATCATCGGCGTCGTCGGGAACGTGGGCGACCTCAAGAGCTGCATCTATCTTTCCCTCGACCCGACGTGGTTCGGCGACGATTGGCAGCTTGTCGAACTGTGGAATTACGTGGGCGAGGATGCGCGGCGCGACAACAGGGCATTCGGCGAGCAGCAGATCGAGTTTGCAAAAAACTGCTCGGATCGCATCGGGGTCAGGCTCCTCATAGGAATTCTCAACAATGTGCGCGTAGAAGCGAAACTCCGGCTATATGATCGACATTTGACGCGCGCTGGCGCATTCTACATCCACGAGCCGGCGGGAGTTACATAGATGGGAGGCAAGACCTCTACCACGACGAGCACCAACACTCCGCCCGCCTCGGTTCTGGCCAACTATGGCACCCTGACGAGCGAAGCGAACGCGCTGGCCGCCCAGCCGATCACGGCTCCCCTGCAACAGACGGCGCAATTCAATCCGACGCAGGGACTGGCCACCGGGAACATCGCGCAGCAATACGGGAACCTCGGCGGCATATCGGACCAGCTCAACGGCACGAGCGAGAACGCTGGGAGCATCGGCACGAATTACACGGGGCTGGCGTCCCAGGCGCTCGGCGCCACGCAGCCCATCGCGGGCCAGATAGGGCAAACCGCGGGAACGCTCGGCTCCCTTTCTTCGGCCGCGGGGCAGGCGGCGACCGGGATAGGATCGCTCGCGAACGTCTATCAGCCCTATTACAACCAGGCGGAGAACTCCACGGCGACGGGAGCGAACATGCTCTCGCCGCAAAATTACGGGCAGAACGTCGCCCAGTTTCTGAATCCGTACACGCAGAACGTCGTCAACGCGACGCAGGGGCAATTCAACAATCAGAACGCGATCCAGGGTTCCCAGCTCCTCGGCAGCGCCATCCAATCCGGCAACGCTTTCGGCGGCGATCGCGCCGGCGTGGCGCAGGCGGCTCTCGCCGGGCAACAGCAATCGGCAGAGGCCCCGGTTATCGCCGGCCTGGAAAGCGCGGGCTACACGAACGCACAAGGCGAGCTGAACACAGCAGCGAATACGGCCCTGCAAGCCGGCCAGCAGTACGGCAACCTGGGGACAGGCGCGGAGGCCGCTGCGCTGGCCGCTCCGCAAGCGATGATCACCGGCCTGGGCGCAGCTGGAAATCTCGCGTCGTCGCAGGCGGGAGCGCTGTCCGGTCAGGCCGGCGCGCTGAACCAGGGCTATGCGACAGCCGGCAACCTCAATGCCGGCGCGCTCTCGGCTCTCGGCACGCAAAACCAAGGAGCCGCGCTGCAACAGGCCAACAACCAGCTCGGGGTGACGGATTCCAATGCCCTGCTCGCGGCGGGAACGCTGGCCCAACAGACGGCGCAGGCGACGGACACGGCGGCCTATCAGCAAGCCGAGAACCAGATCGCCCTTCCGTATCAGTCGCTCGGATTTGCGGCAAATATCGGGGAAGGGCTCGGCTCGAACTCGGGTGGGACGACGACCACGACGCAGCCCGCGCCGTTCTTTTCCGACGAGCGGCTGAAAGAAGACAAAACGATCATCGGCAAAACCCGAGACGGGCAGAACCTCTACCGTTTCCGGTACAAAGGCGATCCGAGCTGGCGCATCGGCCTGATTGCCCAGGAAGTGGCGAAGAAGCATCCCGAGGCGGTTTCATCGCACGGCGGTTTGCTCGCGGTCGATTACAAGGCGGCGACCGACAAATCGGCGGGAAAGCGCGGCCATTTCGCGGCGGGGGGGCTTCCCATGCCGGGCACGGATGTGACGAGCCTGATACCGGACCCCGATCCGCTCACGGCCAGCAACGGCATGGGGGCCGGCATGCCTCAGCGCAGCGGCGGCACGCAACAGCCCAGCGCCGCCGCCCAGGCGACGCAGGCCATGCAAGAGGCGAACACGGCGATCGGCTTCGGCAAGAATGTCGCTCCGGCGGTATCTGGCCTGGGCAGCGCGTTGGGATTTGGCGCTCCCGCGGCGGCCGGGGCTCCCATGGCGCTCGCGGGCGCGGTCGGAACCGTGGACGCAGCCGGCGCGGCGGCCGGGAGTTCCGCGCCGTGGCTGCTGGACTTGGCGACTTTGGCCGCGGCGCGCGGCGGCCGGATCGCAGCGCCCCGGCGCGCGGGCAACTTCGGGATGCTGAAGCGATCCGCGGGAGGACGCGCGGGATACGACGACGGCGGCTCCGTGTACGGAGATTTGTCGCAAAACGACTTGGCTTCGCTGCCTCTCGCCGTCGGCAACGCCGGCATGAGCGCGACGCCGGTCGGGTACGATCCCAGATTGTCGGACGAGGCCGCGTCCTGGCCGGGCGGGGCATCGCCCAACGCTCCTCCGCCGTCGCCCATGGGAACGCTCGCGGCGGCGATGCAAAACCCGGCTCCGGCGAATTCCAACGTGGGCACGATCGGCCAGATCGCCGACGCGTTCCCCACGGCTGCGGTCACGGCCCCCAACCCGATGGCGGTCGCGTTTCAGGGCGTCGACCGGCTTGGCCCCGATGCCGGCGCGCCTATGGGAGATGCGGTTCCGTCGCTTACTGCGTCCCGGGCCACTGACTACGCCAATCAAATGCCGCAGCCGACGCAGGGGAGTTTGGGTGGGGTGGCCGCGTCCAGTCCAGCGCCGAGCGCGCCTGAGGCGGCGCCGTCCAGTCCCGTGCCGAGCGCGCCAGCGATCCCGATGCGGCCTCAGACAGGCAGTCTGGGAGCGTCGGCTCCTGCTGCTGTCGCCCCTTCCGGAAGCTTGGCGGGAGCTGCGCCGCCATCCAGCGGCCCGTATCTGAGCGGGAGGTTGCCGGCGACAGGCACGATGGGTAGCGCGCCGGCCTCGAGCAGTCCAATCGCGGCAGTTCCCATGACGCCGTCCGAGCGGGATTTGGCTATTCGGACGGTTTACGGCGAAGCGCGCGGCGAACCTCCCGTCGGCCAGGCGGCGGTCGCGAGCGTGATCAGAAACAGAACGCTTTCCGGAGGGTCGAACGTCGGCTCCGTCATCACGTCTCCCTATCAATTCTCTGTGTGGAACAAAGGCGATCCGAACGGAGACATCGCGCGAAAGCTTCAGCCGGCCGATCCCGCATACCGGAAAATAGGCGCCATCGTCGATGGCGTGATGGCCGGCAAAACTCCGGATCCGACGAATGGCGCCTCCAGCTATTACAACCCGGCAGAGGCATCGCCGGCATGGGGGCCGAAGCTCGCGCAAGAAAACGACGTCACGATAGGCAATCATCGGTTTGTAGGCTCGATCGACGGCGAGGGCGCCGGCTCTTCGGGCACGGGCTACGCGCCAGCGTCGACGCTTGCTGGCGGCGCGGCTCCGCGCGCGATCGCCGCCGCGTCCACTCCGAGCGGCACACTCGGCGGGGCGCCTCCGTCCGCCTCGAACGACAACGGCGCCGACAAGGGCCTCTTCGGCACGGGCATCAAGATCGCCCCAGAAATGGGGCAGGCGCTTCTCGCTGGACTGTTCGGGATGCTCGGGTCCAACTCGCACTGGCTCCTCCCGGCGATCGGCCAGGGCGGCCTTGCCGGCATGGGGCAGTACAACACGGCCGTCACGAACGAGCGGCAGAATGCGCTGGTAAACAGCGAAGTCGCGAAGAACACGATGGGGATGTTGCAGGGACGGTTCACGCCGATGCGAGATGCGGCCGGCAATCTCTCGTACCTGGACGGAGTGACCGGTAACGTCCTGAACCAGCAACAGCATCTGGCTCTCTTCCAGCAAGCCGTCATCGCGGCAGGAAATCCCGCGCTGGCCGGGCTGACGAATGGGGCCGCTGGTTCGGCGGCCGCCCCGGCGCCGGCCGTAGCGTCTGGGGGAAGCGGCGCCGCCACAATCCCTCCCGCCGCCGGGCCAATGGCCGCCGCCGGCGCGCCGCCGCCAGTGAGCGTGGCCGCCGCGCCGCCGATAAGCCCGCCAGCAGCCGCCGGAGCAGCAAACCCGCCGGCGCCGTCCACGATCGATCCTGACGTACTGAAGGCTAGAGCGGCGGCCAATGCCGATCCGGAGATTGCGCGTCTGACGCAGCGCGCCGACGCGTTGAATGCGCAAGCTGATCACCTGGACGCGGTCGCGCAGCAAAATACGGGCTTTAACAAGGACGTCGCCGAGCAAGCGCGGGGCCAAGCCAACGCGGTGCGTCTGCAGGCGCAAAATATGTCTACGCAGGCCCAGACGCAGCGCGCGCAGCTTATGGAAACAGCAATTGCGGCATCTAAAGCGAGAGCGGAGGCTGAGGCTAAGTCTCAATACGACCTCGTCGAGATGCAGCCAACGCCAGGGGGGCCTACGGAATGGGTGCCTAAGTCGCGAGTGCTCGCCATGACGAAGAGCAATCCAAATGCGGCGCCTGTCGGCATTGGCCCTGGCTCGCCTCCAGGCGCCGCGGTCGACGCGGCGGTGGCGGCAAATCCAGCAATCGCCAAGCAGCCGGGATTTTATGCGGAAAAGCAGAAGGCTATTGCCGATGACGAAGATAAGATGATCGAGCAGATGAAAACGCGGAATATCGCAAAGCAGCAATTGCAGGCGATCCAAGGCGTCATGCAAACATACCAGCCCGGCGCTTGGGCTGAGCAAAAGGCGGACTTGGCCGGAAAATTGCGCGCGGTGGGGATAGATGTTCCGGCGAGCGCGACCGCCAATCCTGCCGCTTTCGAGGAATTCACCAAATACGCCACCGGCAACGTTTTCAACGATGTCAAGGGAATGGGAAGTAAGGTGTTGGTATCTGAGATCGAAACCGCGAAAAAGGCAAACGCCAACCCCGGAATGCAGCCTGAAGCGAACGCTGCGATTATTGGCCGTGGCTTGGGAGTAATAAATTATGAAAATCAGCATACGAACGATTATTTCGACTGGAAACATCAGAAAGATGCTAACGGCAATATGCCAAATATGAATACGGTGGATACATCGACGTTTGAACTGCCGTGGCTTAATTCGCATCCGCTGCAACCATTTGTCGACCAAGCTAACAAGGGGATTGCTTATAAGGGTCAAGTCATCCCGCCAAATCCGGCCGATCGGATCGCGGGTCAGGCCTACATGACGCCCAAGGGCCCGTTTACTTGGACCAAAAACGGATGGCAGGCCCAGCAATGAGTGATGCCGGTTTTCTTTCGGATGCCGATGTCGGGCTGGATGATCCCCAGGTCGGTCCTCTTGCGGGTGCACCGCCGGCTCCGACGACCGATTCGGCGGGAAATCCGCTCGGCCCCGGCGACATTTTGGTCCGTCGTGGGCCGCGCGCAAAAACAAGCGTGTCCGCGCCGGTTTCGGCCGCGTCCCCAGGGGCGCCGAGCTATCTTTCTGACGCCGATGTCGGAATCCCGACGCCCTACACGGGCTCGACGGCTGCGGATGTCGCCAAGTCGACGGGCTCGGGTCTGATCAGCGGCGTCGAGGGGCTCGCCGGACTCCCCGGCGATCTCGAACGCGGCGCGAATTGGCTTATCAATAAGGCGACCGCCATTCCTGATTACGGAATGCTTTGGGCGCAGGGCAAGATCGCCGAAACAGCAGGGATGTTGCCGCACGGTCAAACGGCATCGACCTGGGCGTCGGCGAAGCTCGATGAACTCAATGCGGCTCGCTCTGGCCTGAATGCGATGCCGTCGAGTGCGGGCGTGAAAGGCGCGGCCACGGCGGCTGGCGTTCCCGACTATCAGCCGCAGACCGTGGCAGGGAAATTTGCGGGCACTGTCGCGTCGTTCGTCCCCGGCGCTCTGGCGCTTCCCGTCGACGGACCAGCGGCGGTTGCGGCCAACCTCGTGAAGTACGCGGCTATTCCCGGCGTCGCTTCGGAAGCGGCCGGCCAAATGACGGCCGGAACGCCTTACGAGCCGTATGCGAGGGCTGTCGCGGGCCTCGTTGGTGGCGTCGGTTCGGATGTCGCCGCGACCGCTACCGGACTTGGAGCAAACGCGGTCAAAAAGTACGTCGCGCCGATGACGGCCGAGGGGCAAGCGAACCTTGCCGCTACGACATTGCGCGGGGCTTTCACCGATCCGAATGCGGCAAGCGCCGAGCTGGCCAAGAATGCAGCGATGCAGCAACCCGGCCAAGGCTTGGGCGAAATCGTCCCCGGTTCCAAGCCGACGACAGGGCAATTAACCGGCGACCTTGGCGCTCTCGCGCTCGAGCGCGACTTGGCGACAAAGCAGCAAGATCTTGCGAAGTCCAATTCGTTCGGGACAGGATCGCAGCAACAGAATGCCGCGCGGACGGCGGCGCTGAACGATATCCAGCCCGCGGGCTCACCGGAAGCTGTCGGGAACACGGTCCGACAGCGACTCGCAGACATCGAGGCGAGCCACGATGCCGCGGTTGCGAGCGCGGCGTCGAATGCTCAGAATGCGGCATCGGGCATCGGAACCGGAGCGGCGCCCGAGGATGTCGGCGCGAACATGCGGACGACGCTACAAGGCGCGCGTGATGCCGCGAAAGTTCAAGAGCGGCAATTGTGGAATGCGGTCGATCCCGATGGCACGCTTGCGCTTCCTGCCGATCCGATCTCGAGCGCCGCCGCAAGCATATCGTCGAGCGTGCCGAAAACCGCAAAGCCGATGTCCGGAGAGGAGGATGCGATTTTCGCCACGGCCTCGAACCTGCCTACAGTTGCTCCTTTCTCGGACATCACCGCGTTGCGCAGCCGCATTTCGTCGGCGATGCGGCAGGAACTCATGATGGCTGGATCGACGCCGACATATGGGCGCCTCTCGCAATTGCGGGGGTCGGTCGAGGACGCTATAACGAATGCGGCATCGAACAAAGCGACACAAGAGCAAGCTGCAGTCGCAGCCGGATCGCTCGCTCCCGAGCAGACGCTCGCCGCTAAACTTCAGGCTGAGGCCGATGCTTTCAAGCAATCCAGAGCCCAAGCCCAAAGCGCCGGGCCAAACGCTGGCGGAAATCCTGCGGGCAATCCACCCATCGGACCAACCGGCTTTTCTGGCGCTGTTGGAGCAAAAATACCGCCGGCTGGGGGACTTGGAGGTTCTCCGGGAGCTGCGGGCCTACCGAGATCAACGCCACCACTGACGCCCGTCGATCCCGCAGCCGCCGCCCGCCTGCAAGCCGCATCAGCAGCCACGAAAGCCCGCGTCGCGACCTTCGATACTGGTCCGGTAGGCGCAGCGCTGAAAAAGGCCGGCAACTCCTCGGAATACCGCGCGCCAGATTCATCGCTTCCCGGCAAGTTCTTCGCTCCCGGCCCTGGCGGCGCCGAGAAGGTCGAGGCGTTCCGCGATGCGGCTCCGACGATGGATCCTGTCTACGATGCCGCGGCAGAAAGCTTGCGGCGCGAGGCGATGGCGCCGGACGGGACGATCGATCCGGGGAGGTTCGCCGCGTGGCAGACGAAGCATCAGGACGCTTTGCGCGCCATGCCGCCGTCGCTTACCGACCAGTTCGCCACTGCGGCCAGAGCCTCGGACGCGGTCGCGGTCGCGGCTGAGGCCCGTAGGGCGGCAATCGACGGCTATCAAAAGAGCGTCGCCGGCAAGTTTCTCGGCCTAACCGCGCCCGAGGACGTGACGAAAACTGTCGCCGGAATTTTCGGCGCGAAAGACGCGGTTCGGCAGATGTCCGCACTAGCGCGCGAGACAGCGGCCAATCCGGAGGCGCGCGAGGGGTTGCGCAAGGCAGTCGCCGATATGATCCTCGCCAAGGCCACGGGCGTAACGGAAAACGGAGCATCGGGCATCGAGAACATCAACGCGGCCACGTTTCAGAAATTCGTCCGCGACAACGCGGCGACGCTAAAAGCTGCGGGTTTCTCTGACCGCGAAGTCGGATCGATGCAGGCCATTGCGCAAGACTTGCAGCGGTCGCAACGCACGCTGAGTGCGACGCGGCTCGCCGGACAATCCAATACGGCGC